ATAAAAGAAAGATGTTTTCTTACGACAACATGAACGATAATGGTGATGTTAATTGGGGGCTTCATGTAATTAACACAGTGCAAGAAAGGGTTGAGCCTGATGAAATTGAGGAAAGAATCCTTTCTTTCATGATGGAAACGATGGCTCACAATGAAATACCAAACATAACAATCATCATAGTAGAGCTTGCAGGCGTTGCATACGCTGTATCAAAGAGCCTAAAGAAGAAGCCTGGCCTCACTGTGATAGACATCAAAAGAGGTGGTAAAGACTCTAAATCAAAAGCACAGAGGTTTGCATTCATGCAGCCTTACATCAAGAAAGGTCAGATCACCATACAGTCAGGAAGAAGGTTCAACAAAGTATTCATAGACCATATGACTAAGATCACGCCAAATGACTCACACGCTCATGATGACATAGCAGATACCATACAGATGGCGTGCGAGAAGTGTTTTGACCAAGAGATTATCCAAAACTACATAGTTAAGGACGTGAGGAAAACACCAACCTTATCAACCTTTGTTAACACTACTGCCTGGTAGGTGCTTTCCTTCACTTGGTTCGCTATGATGTATCTGATCTTTGCTATATGACGAAGCCGCAACTGTGAATTGCTGCCCGTCAACTATATTGGGCGGTAGTTATTCCCCGCCCAATATATGACACCCACCTCAAATGGTTTTTCTAGACATCTATAGATAAATAGTGTAGAGTTTTTACATTACTATAAATGGATCCCGCTAATGGTTGATTTTTCAAAGAAAGACATTGAGCGTGTAGATATTATACGCAGGAATGTCGAGGACGCTGAAGACTATTTTGACAGCAACAAGAAAAGATTCGGCGAAGACAAGAACTTTGCTTTCAAAACAACCGTTACAGCTGAGGATAGAAACGCCCTAAACTCATCACAGTACCCAGTCTTAGATATCAACGTCATTGAGCCTTATCTGCACAAGTACAGCAGTAACTTCTATAAACAATCCCCCGAGATTGAGATTAGATCTGAAGACTCAGATGTTAACCCGGCTCAGATTGATGTTATCGAGGGAATAACTAGGGCTATATTCTACGGTAGCAACTATAAACACACTGCTCCACGAGTCGTAAGGGATCAGTTATGTGGGTGGGGAGTTTGGGAGGTTGATGTTGACTACAAGAATGAGTCAAGTTTCGACAAGGTTGTATCATTAAGCTATGCAGACCCGTTGATGTGTGGGTTTGATCCAATGGCTACCGGACTCACCAAGGAAGACGCCAAGTATTATTACAAGCTATACCCGATGACAAGGAACGAGCTTGAAGCGGAATATCCAAGTCTAAATCTAGATAATATTGACCAGATGCCTTTAAACCAAGGATCTAACGCTGGACGATTCAGGTGGAAGAAGCGATCAAGCAGCAAGGATATCTATTACATTGCTGACTATTACGAAAAGACATTCAAGAAGATAAAGTACTTTCAGATATCCGATCCAGAAAACCCAAGGGTTGCTACTTCTATCTCAGAGGATGACTACGATGAACAGTACCCAAACCCTGACGATCCAATGAATCCAAACATACTTGATCGAAAGAACAAACTTATACCATCCATTAAGCGATACAAGATCATTGGCTCACAGCTTTTAGAGACTCCAGAGAAGATAGATGGGTCCTACAATAGGCTTGTTTTTGTTGATTGCAGCTCAGTTAATCTTGAGAACCAGCAGTTCACAAGACCTTATTTCTACAACGTGAAAGATGCACAGCGAGTAAAGAACAGATGCCTGTCTAATGCTGTGTACGAAATGATGACGATGCGGAAGACTAATATTGTGATTCCAGAAGAAGCATTGCCAGAGTCTCAAGAGGCTATTAACGCATGGAAGGATGTCGACAGAAGCAAAGGCGCGCTATTAAGGCGTGCGTTCAAGAAGGATGGAACACCACTTCCAGGCATTGAGACCATTCCTAGCGGAAGCATCAATGCGCAAACTATCCAGCTATTCGAGATATCAGATAAGACTATACAGTCTCAGTTTGGATCTTATGATGCTCAACGCGGAATCCAGAACGACGTATCAGGCAAGGCAATCGTTGAAGGCGCTATGGAATCTAGCGGATCATCATCTCCTTTGATCACAAATTACATGGCAGCTCTTAAGCAGATAGCTTTAGTTGTTCTTGATTTGATACCCATGTACTACACAACAATGCGAACAATGCCATTTATTGCTCCTGATGGGTCTAAGAAATACATATCCATCAATGATCCATCTAAACCAGAAACAGTTATGGATTATGATATCAATGATCTTGGGGTTGAAGTAGAGGCTGGACCAAGCTTTGACGTTCAGCGTAGAGACTCACTTGATGCGCTTGTGAAGGCTATGCCTTTATTCCCTGCTCTTGGTGAAATACTTAACGGAGATGGTCTCAGCGTTGCAGTCAAGAACTTTGATATTAAAGATAGACAAAGATTGCTACAGCTTGTTGAGCAGCATAATGAGCAGAAGAAGAAAGAGGCTGCGTCTAAGCCTGATCCTATGCAGATCCAGATACAAGCAATGATGGCTGAAGAGAAGCGCAAGGATCAATTAGTAGATCTTAAGCACCAAGAGGTTATGTTGAAGGCTACTAAGCAACAACAAGACTTCATGATGGACGTTGAGAAGTTACGTCAGTCTAATGAAAAGCTTGAAGAAGAGATGATGGAGATCAAAGCAACATTAATACTCAGGGCTGAAGAAGCACAGAACGAAGCAGACAGAACACAGGCAACACTTGCAATCAAACAGGCTGACGCAACAATAGCGCAAGAGAAGCATCAGGTTGAAATGCTTGGCAAGCTCTCTGAAACCATTAATGTTGACGACTCCCAACAATGATTATAAAATGAATTTAAATTAGACAAAGGACCTTGAAATGAAAGAAATGAAAATGGCTAAAGCCAATTATAAGCATGGCGTTAAGAATTTACCTAAGAAATCAGGTGATAAAGTCACTGGTGGCGCATGCCCACCATGTAAGAAAATGACTCCAGGTCTCCCTAAAATGATGAGCTGGAACAAAAAATCAACATATGGTTCATAATTGATTGACGAAACCATATAATAATAGTATAAGTTTTGATAAGCCACGTGAGCTTTAAAACCACGGTCCTACTGTTGCTGACAGGTTAAATCAGCTCCTACGATATGGGTAATGTCGGTATACCGTTACGGGGTTAATAGTTAAAAGGAATGATTTATGGAAGAGTCGGGAAATTCTGTTCAAGCGCAAGAGGCAATTACAGCTCCTGCAAGCGAACATGTGCAAGAAAGCGCAAGTCAATCTGCTCAGGTAGATAATAGAGTTGCTTCATCTCCGGTTGAGTCTGAAAAGATGTTTACCCAGGATGAGGTTAATAAACTGGTTGGATCAGTTAAACACAAAGAGAGAGAGAGAGCCGGAAATGTTGCACCAAACAATCAGGACTATTCTCAACCTAGTGAAGCTGGCAATCAATCACAAGCTGTTCCGCAAGGGTTTGACGTTCGTAAAGAAGTTGAGAAAACTCTGCACGACCATTGGCAAGCTGCTGAACAACAGAGGGCAATGAAAGAAGCGGAAGATATAATCAGAGAGGTCGACCAAAAGGTTGAGTCTGAGGCAAAAGATTTAGACGGAGCTGATTTAAGCTTCTATAAACAAAGCCCTGAAATGTATCTAGCGCTGAAAAGCATTGACAACCCTGCTCATGTTTTAAACTCTTTAGAAAAAGACTTCGTCAGAAGGCAGGCTATTATTTCTGGATTAAGATCAACAGATGAAAGTGATCGTAATGCAGCAGTTTATGAGGTGAAGAAGATCTCTGATAAGCTAAGAAATGATCAGAAAGCCAACAATTTGCACAACAGAGGCAATGTCCCCTCCAAAATTAAGTCATCTCCGGTAAATACCGGTAATGCAAGGCCTTCACATTCAGAAATGAGGAATAACCCAGCTTACAAGTGGTAGTTCTCATAAAGCGTCTGATCTGAAGCCAGTATTACCTTTTTAATTAATTATTAATTATAGAGGTTACAACCCAATGGCTGACAATAACGTTTATCAACAAGTCGAACTATACCAATCTTCTTTACTTCCATTAATGGAAAACTTAGATCCTTTTATCATGTTAGCAAACAAAAAGTTTGATAACTTTAACTCGAACACATATTCATATGGTGCTGCTGTATCATTTGATCTTCCTGTTCGTACCACAATTGAAGACGGCTTAGTTGCTTCTTTTACTCCAGTTGAACAACCAAAGCATGTTTTAACTGTAAACAAGAAAAAGAATGGTTCTTACATCGTTGCTGATGATAATCATATCTTCCAACAACAAGATGTATGGGCTGAGAAATACGGCCGTGGCTTTATTGCTGAGTATGGTACTGTTGTCGGTTCTGACATCGCATCTGTATGTGAAACTGATACATATCGTGCATACGGTGATGGCGTTACCGCTATTAACAGTGTAGAGCAGCTTGCTCAAATGCTTGCTGATCTGCGTAACTATGGTGCTGCTAATACCAAAGCTACCGTGATCTTACCTGATGTTAAGATGCCTGCTATTATTGATAGCGGCTTAGCTCAGTTTGTAACGAAGCGTAACGATGAGTTCGCGAACAGCTGGCAATTAGGTAGCTGGAACAATGCTGACTTCTACACGTCTAACCTACTGCCTACGCATATGTCTGGTACTGTTGGTACTTTGGGTGATACTTTGACTGTTGATTCTATCAGCGGTGACGGTAGCCAAATCACGTTCAGTGGTGCAAGTTCAGATCTTACTACATTCCTTGAGAATGACATTATCACGCTTGATCCTGATAAGCTTTACACCAACACCACACAAGGCGGTCAAGGTGCTAAATTCTTAACATGGATTGGTCATAAGCCATCTAGCCAAAGCGTTCAGGTCCGAGTTACTGCTGATGCTAATGCTGTTGCTGGTGTTGTTACTGTTAGTATCTTCCCTGCATTGAACTCTACGACTGGCGACTATGATGAGAATGTCAACTTTGATATTACTGACGTTGCTGGTAATGGCTTAACTGCTGTTGCTCTTAACTCTCACATCTGTGGCTTGGTGTATACCGCTGATCCTTTGTATGTGGCTATGCCTAGATTGCCTGAAATGCGTCCATTCGACAGTGTTTCTACAATCAGTGACGAGGGCGCTTCTATCCGATTGAGTTATGGTTCTATCTTTGGCCAAGGCGAAATGGGTTGGATCTTTGACGGCGTCTACGGTTATACATTAGTGCCAAGGTATGCAATGCGAATTGCTTTCCAAATTAATGGCTAATTAACGTAGGTATACTAGGATGAATGCAGCTGAACTAATAAGTGATGCGTACTATCTTTCAAGGGTTATCGGTAGAAACTTTGAAACGGTAAGTGCTTCTCAGAGTGCGGATGGTTTAACTATGTTAAACGAAATCTTATCTACAAAAAATATTAGTGCAGCTGCTATATCCTACAATGAGACACAAAGCTTTACGGCTGTTCAAGGCCAAGAGGTTTACTTTATTCCAAATCTTGTTTCTGTTGAAACTCTAACATTTGAGTTTTCACAGGTTAGATACAGAATGGATGAAGTCAGTCGCGATAGATACTTCGGATTGGCCAGGGTTAATGACATAGAGTCATTGCCACAACAATTCTTTGTAGAAAGGATTTTTGGCGGTTCTAATATCTATGTGTATTACGTTCCTAACGAAGACTATGTATTTCAGATGACTGGTAAGCTTGCTTTGCAAGAAGTTACTTTGTTTGACGATCTTTCTGCTTCATATGATCCGTTCTATTTAGCTTACATCAAATATAACTTAGCCGAGTGGATATGCGATTTTAACGGTAATACCGTTCCTGATGGAGTTCGAAAAAGATTAATTGATCTTAATGACAAGATATCACATTTCTCTGGAATTGATCTTTCTTCTAATATTGTTAATCCATTTGGATCAACGTCTCTTGACCCTGTGGTTATACAGATAAGTAGAGGTTGGACCTAATGATGGCTCAGCCTGAGATTAAAAAGTTCCCACTATCTGTTGTAGGTGGTAGCAAGTTCGCTAGGTATACACAATTGACAGCGGAATCAACTGTTAACATGTTTGTGACTGGTAAAGATGTCGAAATTCCTGGGTTGGTTCCTTACTTTGGTTACAAGAGAATTCTTGAGCTTGAACCTGGTGAAGCACGAGGAATATTTGTTTCGACAAGACTAGGCGCAATGGTAGTTGTTGTTGGAAAGAAAGTTTTCACAATCTCAAGATTCTTGACCGCTAGAGAGGTTGGTGAATTAGACACTTCACGTGGCAATGTAAGTATTACTGATAATATTAACTCTCAAATTACAATTGAAGACAATAACAAAATATACGTTTATGATTATGCTAATTCCAGCTTTTCATCACCAAGCGTACCTTTTGTTCCTGTTTTCTTGGACTACCAAGATACATATACGATCGCTACTGATAACGAAGGAAATTGGCACCTATCCGATTCTGGAAACTCTAGTGTATGGCCTCCTTTGGACTTGAGACAGTTACAAACTAAAGCTGATACGCTTTCCGCTGCTGTGGTTCTAAATAGACAGCTTTGGATCATCGGAACAAAGGCAAGTGAGCTATGGTATGACAGGCCAAGTCAGTCTACAACAGGCGCGCTGTTTCCTTACGTAAGAGATAACTCGCTATCTATTGACTATGGTGCTGTCAGCACAAGCTCTATAGCTACTGGCTTTAAGAAGCTAGTGTGGCTTGGAAAGAACGAAAAGTCACAAAATGTTATCGTGTACACAGAAGGTGGACCTCCAGTTGAGTTATCACATTCTGGTCTTGACTACCTATTGAATTCTCTTGACTACCCTGAGTCATCTTATGGATTCATCTTTCAACAAGATGGGCACATCTTTTATCAACTAACTTTTAACAAAGACAATTTGACGGTTGTTTATGATTTCACTTCTGGTGAGTGGCATAGAGCTACTGACGAGAAGTTAGATTATCACATCGCTAGAGATATAGTTTTCTTTAATGGAAAGACTTATTTTATCAGCTTTAACGACTCATTTATTTATGAGCTAGATAGCGACATTACAACATATGACGGAGAAGAAATTCCGAGATATAGAATTCTTCCTCCGATAAAGTTTGATGACAATGATCCTTTTATTTTAAACGCCTTGAACCTACAGATGGAACAGGGTGAGAACGATACGCCAACAAAGGTCGGCCTTAGCTTGGCTAAAAATAGCGGAAACTGTTTTGGAAATGTTGTAATTCAAGAGGCTAACGCAGTAGGTCATAGACAGGGAAATATGACATGGCACGGTATGGGAAGAGCGATTGATGTGTCCGTGAAGCTTGAGTTTTGGTCTAAAGGTCGATTCGTCGTTACTGGTGGCTCAATGGAGTTATATAAATGATTGTTCCAAACATGCCAAATGACAGAAAAGTTGTTGATGATAATGGAGTGCTCACTGAAGTATGGGCCAGCTTCTTTTCCAATCTTATTATTGAGCTCGGGTTCAACATTTCAGATGAGGGCGTCCTTTTTCCTAAACATAACTCAGCAATTATCGCTTCTCTTGGAGTAGATGAAAACAAGGGTAGAGCAATCTGGAACACTGACACAGAGAAAGCCATGGTTAACAACGATGGCACGTTTAAAGAAATAGTAACACTATAGGAGTTAACCATGTTCAATATTGGTTCTGGGTTAAAAAAAGTGGGTGAAATGTTCGGGTTTGGTGACAATCCAGCCGATTCAGCATCGCCATATTACAATCAAATCCCCGATGAATTAAAGCAATACTATCAGCCTTTTATTGACCAAGGTCAGGAAGCTGGAGGCGACTATCAAGAACAGCTTCAAAGGATGTTATCAGACCCATCAGGCCTCATGAATCAGCTTGGAGCTGGATACCAGGAATCACCTGGATTTCAACATAACGTTGATGCTGCAACTCAAGCTTCAATGCGTGCGGCTGCTGCTGGTGGAGAGGCTGGCGCACCATCTGTTCAGGAAGCTCTGGCTGGAAAGATTAGCGGTATGGCATCACAAGACTATGGCGATTATATGAATCGAGCTATGGGGCTATACGGGACCGGAGTTAGTGGGGAAGGTGGACTTCAGCAACAAGGTTACCAGGCATCTAGCGACCTAGCTCAAAACCTTGCTAATGCATTGATGTCTCAAGGAAATATGGCGTACAGCGGCGCACAGGGACAGCAACAAGGAATGCAGCAATTGCTTGGTGGATTGGGACAAGCCGGCATGATGGCCGCGTTTTTATAGAGGATTATTGATATGCCTATACCTGTTCAACAATTTCAAGTTGCTCCTTCTGGAGTAGCTGCTGGATTATCTCAGATGCTACAAGGCGGAATGGCTGGATACCAGCAAGCACAGAAGATGAAGCAGCAAAAGATGCAACAAGAGCAAGCCCAACAAATGGCACCACTTCAGCAGCAACTTTTGATGGCTCAAATTGGAAAGGCTCAAGCCGAGGGCGGTGCTATTCCAATGAAAATAAAATCAGAGCATGTTAAGCAGCTGATGGATCATGACGCTAAACTTTTACAGGTTGCAAAGGAAAGCCCTGACTCTATGCAAAATAAAGATTTTGCAAGAGCTGTTGTAACCGCAAGAAAGAGAATGTCTCAAGGAGAGGCTGGATACGGTCAGCAAGAACAACAAGCTGTCGACGTAGGCGCCCCTAAATCTGAAGTAAACGCAGATGATATTAGGCAAGCTCAGGAATCCGCAAGATCTAGAGAAATAAAGGCTACTGTTAACCCTCAGATACAACAACAAAGAGTCAGAGCTAGATCGTCAGACGTTATGCTAAAGAACATAAAAAAAGATCTTGCAGAAGTAATGCCAAATATCGGTGGAGCTAAGAACATTGAACAAGCTATAGCATCTTATGCTCAGAGCACGGGCTTAGATATTGGAGAATCAAAAAGAAAGTTAAACTCATTATTCAATAAAAAGATAAAAATATTTAGTGAAGAGCTATCGGCAGGACTGGGAACTCCAGCAGCCGAGAAAGCTCACGAGAGGATAGCCTCATTCGCAGACCCAAGCAGCGACTCTTACGGGAATGTTCAACAGTTAATGGAGAACTTAAATGCCCTGGAAGAAATGCATAGGATCAATTATGAGTCATTATTCCAAAGCTCTGCTCAGCAAGAAGCAGAGGCTAATCAAGAGTTTGGCGGAAATGTTCCACGTGGAACACAACCTGCTCAACAAGGCCAATCAATTAGCTATGGTGGTAAATCTTACACAAGAGCTGACCTAGAAAGAATAGCGGCTGGAGGTAAATAGATGGCGTTAACTCCAGAAGAAGCAAGGTCGTTATTGGATAAAATGGATGGTTCGCAGCAAGAAACTATCGGCTCTATGTCGCCTGAAATTGCTAGAAACCTTCTTTCTCAGATGGGAAATGGCCAACAACAGCCACCCTCCCCTACTGGAGAGACCCCAGAACTGCCATCTCAGGGTGTTTCAGAAGGGCAGGGCATTATGCCAATGATTGCCGCATTGCTTTCTGGAGGCAAGAGAGGACTTGGAGAGCTTGGAACTGGAGCTGCTGGAATGGCAGCTCAGGGTGTTGATAGGCTGGCTGGTACGCAGTTGCAGCAGCAAGTCCCACAGTATCATCTTCAAGGAATAGATCAGAAGATTGCTCAAGCACATCCAAGCATGGCTGAGACTGGAAGTATTGTATCGAAGGTTGCTCCACTCCTCTTTGCTCCAGAGTTTGGCGGTGGGCTAGCTGGACAAATGGCTGGTCAGGCTGCTGTAGGCGGTCTTGAGGGAGCTATCGAGAGCCCGGAAGACAGAATTAAAGGATTGTTGGCTGGAGGCGCCTCTGCCGCTGCTGGCCCACTTGCCGGAAAAGCAATTACAGCTACCGCTAGAGCTACAAAAGGCGCAACACAAAAAGCTTTGTCTAAGATGGTTGGCGGAACTAAGTCGGTCAAAGATATGGCCAAGTTTGATGAAGCTGCTGAAAGGCTTGGTGTTGATATCCCTGCGGCTCAAAGAGTTGACTCTCCAGGGTTGAAGAGGATTCAAGAGACGTTATTGTCTAAGCTCCCATTTAGTGGAATGCATAAGGCTGTATCAGATGTGGGCGATAAAATAACTAGCCACATGAATAGCCTTCTATCTAAGTTGAACCCGTCTGGGGAAAGAGCTGGGTCATTGGTTAAGAATGAATTGCAAGGAAAGTACGACGCTCTTGAGAAGAGTGCTAGTGATAAGTATGACCGTGTATCTGCAATTCTATCTAAGAAAAATCCTCCTCACGACATTAAAAGCATGGTTGATGAAGCCTCTAAGATTAAAAAGCAGATATCTAGAGATGCTAGTTTTGGCGGGAAATCTGTTTCTGATTACAAAGAGTTAAAGCCTATTTTAGACTCACTTGAAAACTCTCCAGTAAAGAATATTGGAGATGCCTTTAAAACAGATAAGATTATCAACGCTAGAATGAGAGATGCCGAAGGCTTAGAGAAGAAGATGCTTTCTCAGCTTAAGAGTGTAAATAAAGACGCAATATCGAAAACAGTGAAGAAATATGGTTCTGACGATCTTAACTCTCAATACAATGTTGCTAATAACTTCTATAAAAAGGTTTTTGCTCCATTCAGAGACAACGAAGAAATAGCCAAAATATTACATAAAGACACGAAGATTGATGAAGTGGTCCCTACTGTGTTTGGAACAAGCGGAACAAAAGGAAAAAGTGACATATTAGAAAGTGTGGCACCTCATTTATCACAAGATTCAAAAAACGCCATACTTAATGAGCATCTATCTACACAGCTTGAACAGCCAGAGAAAAAAGTCCTATCCAAGATAAGTAAGTATGAAAAGATACAAAAGCGCCAAAAAGATATGTTAATAGCTCCAGAGGACAGGCAGCTTTTAGATGATATGAGAACTATAAAAGAACACATGGGTGATACTTCGTTTAATAAAATGTTTGTCGAAAAGACCGGGGCATCATTGCAGCCTTATGCTGCTGCTTCACTCCTTGGTACTGCTGGCATGGCTACTGGTGGCGTTCCTGGAGCTCTTGCAGCGATATTGGGCGGCGTCGGCGGAGGAAGGCTGGCTAAGAAGGCTGTAATGAGCGATGTAATACCAGCCGCCTATAGAAAAGCTTTGCAACAGTCTGGAAAATCTCCCGAGGCAGGAAGAGTTGCAAATATTGCCGCAAAGATGGCAAAAGGATCAGCGTACCCTACATATTTAGCATCCAAACGTAAATCAAAGGATAAAAGCAATGGCAGATAACAAATTTAAGTTCTTTATAGAGCCTGGTTTACAAGAGATCTATCGTGACAAAGATTCAGGTTTGCCGTTGAGTGGTGGGTCTATCACATATTTTCGTGATGTTGCAAGAACAGAGCTGAAGCCTGTTTTTAAGTTATCTGGAACACCGGCTGACCCTATATTTATTCAGCTAGCAAACCCGTTGCCATTAACACAGATTGGTTCTGTTAGTGATGGTGCAGGCGTTGACATCAAACCTTATTACTTCCCATTTAACGAAGATGGAACTCAGGACTTGTATTTCATTGAAGTCAGAGATTCTTCTGGTGTATTACAGTTTACACGAGCTGGATGGCCAGAACCGATTGATACTGAGTCAGATACTGACGCTATTAACGACATTGAAAATTACACTGAGAACGGTCAGTTTCTAATGCGTCGTCTATACCCTGTCGGT